TGCTGCTATTGAACAACCAGCAGAGCTAATGAAAAGATTGGGAATAGGCAAGGCTTCGGGAAATAATGATATTGAGAAGTTATTTTCTATCTTAGAGCAAGCTCAATCTGGCGAAGACGCAATGCAAGAAGCGTATGGAGAACCTTCAGCCCACAAGCACCAATCTAGTGGTAGAGAGGGTGTACGAGTTCCATTTTCAATTATACCAACAAAAGAAGCAAGAAGATATTTAGAGTATACTGTTTTAGGAGCAATCAACGCAGGTGCTGCATCTTTTTCCGCAGATGTTAGAGGTGGCTCAGGAATAGAAGGGATCCAAGTAGAACCTTTAGGGCAAGACATTTTGATTTATTTTTCTAGAGATCGAAATAGTTGGCATCTCCCGCCCGGATTCAAACCAAAACCAAAGGCTAAAGAAGATGAAACTGAATGAATTAAGAAAATTTATAAGATTGATATTAGAAGAAGAGGAGCTTTTGGGAGAGCCTGATCTTTCTTCTGAGGAAGATAGGGAAGACGACGAAGAGCTAGATAGTGATAAAAAATCTAAGAATGAACAAAATACTATCAGCACTGGAGGTGGAGCTCTCCAGAGTTCTGGTCAAATAACTGGTGTCATAACTCCTCTCGGCACTGGGCCGGCATATCCAGCGGACGCTCCTAAAGATAAGAAAAAGAAGAAGAAAGAAGACGACGAAGACGAGGACTGGTATAAAACCTAATATCTACATACTTAGTTTAAGGTATGAGATTAAAAAATAAATCTGTTTTTTCTATCGGGGATTTAGTTGCTGTTTTTGGCGGCGAGATCGGCAAAGAAGGAAAATCTGCTGAAGAAATTGAAATATGTAAAGTTGTCGTAGTCGGTGAGAAAGATTTAATAGTGGAATCCGCTGCGCAGAGATTTATAAGGTCTCATCATTTCACAGTTCCGCAAGGTATATGCAGTAAATTAGACTTAGATCCTGACGCTCTTTCTAAAGATAAAACTTTAGAGCCGAAAATTGGTGATTTAGTAATGTCATATATTAAAGATAGCTATAAAGATGAAGATGCTGAACAAATTACTGGTATTCTATATAAGATAAATTACAGATTTGGTAAGCCGAACAAGTGCTCTCTTCTGCTTGGAAGCGAATTAAAAGAAGTTTCTTATGATAGTTTATTAGTCTTACAGAGTAAAAATAAAAATTGATTTTAGTTGAACACTACACACTATAATATTAAGATTTAAATATGGCTGATACTGGCCATGAGTAATTGAAAATTTGCACATTTAATAAATTAAGGAGTTAAAAATGGCAATTGATCTTGACGCAATTCGAAATAAGCTAAACCAGCTTTCTGGTGGCGGATCTCGCCGCAACACTATGTGGCGGCCCCAAGAGGGAGAAGAGCATACTGTGCGTATTCTTTCTTTCCCCGATAATGAAGGACAACCATTTCAAGAGCGGTGGTTCTATTATAATATTGGAAACAACCCAGGGCTACTCGCTCCGCACCAGTTTGGAAATCCTGATCCCATTCAGGAGTTGATTAATAAACTTAGGGCTGATGGTTCTAAGGAGTCTTATGAGCTAGCTAAGAAGCTCTATCCTAAGATGCGAGCATATGCTCCAGTTATTGTTCGTGGAGAAGAAGACAAGGGCGTGCGTATTTGGTCTTTTGGTAAGACGGTTTACCAATCTCTTTTGAACATTATGTTGGATGAAGATTATGGAGATATTACTGATCCTAAGTCTGGTCGCGACGTAAAAGTAATTTGCACGAAAGCCCCGGGCCGTATGTGGGCTACAACTGAGGTTCGCCCTCGAGGGAAGAATACCCCTCTTTGCGAAAATTCTAAGACTGCAAAAGAGTGGATGACTAGCGTTCCTGATCTTGATGAAATGTACACTGCTAAGTCTTATGATGAGCTAGAAAACATCATCAATGCTTGGCTAAACGGTGACACTGACGACGATGATGATTTTGGAACTACTCGTGGAAGTAAATCTTCAGAATCAACATCTACCAAGAGCACGACTGGAGACAAGTATAAGAATCTCGATGATGCATTTGCAGATCTAGATGATGATTTTTAGGATTTAAAAACCTGAAAATTGGGGCACCGGTAATTTAAACCGGTGCCCTTTTTTTATGAACACTTTGCGCATTTCGAATTATATTCTTGTAAGAGGTTTTAAATGGCAAGAAAAACAAAAGTATCAAGTGATGATTTTACAGAAGATCTGATCAAATCCCTTAATAAGGAGCACGGCTCGAGGATAGCATATAATCTAGAGTTAGATGAATCCCCAACCCACGTTAAGAGATGGATTGGTACAGGCTCAAAGCAGCTTGATTACATTATCTCTAATAGAGACGATGGCGGGTTTCCAGAGGGAAGAATTGTAGAAATTTTTGGACCTCCTTCTATTGGAAAATCTCATATTGCTATTCAAGTAGCTAGATCTACTCAGGAAATGGGTGGTATTGTGGTTTATATAGATACTGAAAATGCCACCAGTGTAGAAAACCTCAAGCTATTGGGGGTAGATATTTCTAAACGTTTTGTTTATGTAGATACTCATTGTACGGAAGAAGTATTAAAAATTGCAGAAGCCACTATTATGAAGGCTAAAGCAATGGACAAAGATGTTCCTATTACTATAGTTTGGGATTCGGTTGCCGCTTCTTCCCCCAAGGCAGAACTATTAGGAGAATACGATAAAGATACTATCGGCCTTCAAGCGCGAGCTATTTCTAAAGGTATGAGAAAAATTACTGGTGTCATTGCCAATCAAAACGTTCTATTCGTGATACTTAACCAGATTAGAACTAAGATTGGAGTTTTATATGGAGATCCTACTACTACACCCGGGGGTAAGGCAATCCCTTTTCACTCATCTGTACGAATCAAACTGGGGGCAGGCCAGCGAATCGAAAACAAAGACAAAGAAGTCATCGGCATTCATGTTTCTGCGAAAACTATTAAAAATAAAGTAGCACCACCATTTCGAACGGTAAATTTTGAAATCCATTTTGGCAAAGGGATTAAAGAGCACGAACAAGTTTTTGACTTTTTGAGAAAACATGGCCCAGCAGTCGATGACAATAAAGAAATTAGTGTTTCTGGCTCAGGAGCTTGGAAGAATTTAACAGTTACTGATACATCTACTGGAGAAATTTTAGTAGAGAAGAAATTTTATAAAAATGAATTTGATGAAGTTTGGAAAAATGAAGAATATGGAAAATACATTAACAAACTTCTATCTTTAGCTATGGTTCGAAAATTGAGCGATTCTGAAGAGATAGATGTGGATATGGAATCTTATGAAGAGATTAGATCTATAGCGATGGATGGGGAAGAGTTGCTGTTAGACCCCGAGGCATAAGTGAGCAAGCCAGTACTAATAATAGACGCTTTGAACATGTTCATGCGTCACTTCTCAGTGAATCCTTCTGTCAACTCTAATGGAAATCACATAGGTGGAGTCGTGGGATTTCTGAAGGGAATTCAGCTTCTTATAGACAACATCTCTCCAAAACAAGTAGTTGTAGTTTGGGAAGGTGGCGGATCTATAAGGCGCAGAGCTATATATCCTGAGTATAAAAATGGAAAGCGTCCAGTTAGACTAAACCGATTTTATGAAGATGATATTCCAGACACAGTTGAAAACAGGAATTATCAAGTTAGTTTAATAGTAAATCTATTGAGGAAAGCCGGTATAAACCAGCTTTATATTTCAGATTGCGAAGCTGATGACGTAATATCTTATATGGCTTTGCACGCTCTTAAAGAAGAAAAGATAGTAATAGTTTCTTCTGACAAAGATTATTATCAGCTAATAGATGGCGAAAGAGTGTTACAGTGGTCACCCGGTCAAAAGGATTACGTGACTCCTGAAAAAATTTTAAAAAAATTTTTTATCCCAGTCCATAATTTTTGTGTAGCTAGATGCTTTTGCGGGGATGGCTCTGATGGGCTATCGGGAATAAAAGGCGCCGGTTTTCGTACCCTAGCCAAACGTTTTCCAGAACTTGTTGATGAAAAATTTGTGAGCGTCGAAGAGATAGTTAATCTTAGTTCCACAAGGTCAAAGGAAAGCTCAGTGAAGCTATTTCAAAGC